GCTGGCTGTAACCTCTTGATTTCATTCTTATGCGAATCGCATCACCCGGCTTTCGCCACACCCGTTTCCCGGCGCGCACGCGCAGGAAGGGAGAGTGGATCGTCGGCATTATGCCTGTGCAAAACGGGGGACGCAGGGAGACGTGACCGGCCAGGCCGGCGAAGAAGAAGTCAGGCGCGCCAGCGCCAACGGGCGAATGCCTTGATGAGGGAGGTGATGATGCTGCTGAGGTGGATCACGATAGCGGTCTCACGAAGCCATGTTGGGGAACATAGCCCAGTGGGGAGGATAGGTGCAACAGCGGGATGTCGAGAAGAGCGCCGGCCGGAGCGGCCGGCGCAGGGGATGCTACTGTCAAGACAGGCTTCGGGGTGGCGCTGAAGCCTGCTTGCATGACGGGCGGGTTCAAGGAAGTGGATATCGCCCCTTGATCTCTTCTACCTTGGCGATCCAGCAGAGTAGTCCGGCTCGGTGCCGGCCTTGATCGCATCGAATTCAGCCTCGGTCTTGAGCGGGTCACTCTCTGTCCGGTAGGCACAGGCTCTCGCAACAATCACTGCGTCGTGCTCGGCCTTCTGGCGCTGCTGCACCTGCTGCTCGGCGGTTATTACTTTACTCCAGTCGATCATCGCGGCAACTCCACCGGGCCGTCGGCCTCGATAAGCATCGGTTCAGGAAAGCGGGCGGCTGAACTGGCGTTCTCAGCCAGCGGGAAGCGTAGGGCCAATTCGAGGCGCCCGGCGCGGCGCATAACAGAACCGACGAACCACTCCGACTCGATCGCCTCGGACGGTAGTTCACCTCCATTTGGAAGCGGGGTGAAATCGAATAACTGCCCGTTCACAGTGAGCGTATCGCCATCTCTAACCAGCGAGAGGTGCTCGTCGCTACCAGGCAGCGGAGCATACGGTGACAATGTAATGATCATCAGAACCACCTTCCCACACACGAAAAGAGCAAACGGTTTGTCCCCAGGTTTTCTGAGAGGATGAACGTCAGCGCATTGCCGTTGGCATACGCAACCCTGATGCCGTTGTTTGCCGCCGGGTTGAATGAGTGCGAAGCCCAGCTAACCGAAACCCCAACTGCCCAATCGCCTGTAAACGTCGCGGGTAGCGTCAAGGTGTAGCCCTGTCCGGCCACACGATCATTCGCGCCGAGCAGGCTCACGGTGCATACCTGCGTCCCGTTGGCGAAGCGCTCATACTGTCCGTTCGCGTTGCTTCCACGCTCCATGATCGCCCCAATGGGCGCTCCACTGGACTGCGCCACTGCACCCAGCAACTGCGCATCGGAGAGCATACGGACCCATGCTTGCCAATTGCCGGCGACCTTCCGCCGGAAGTAGAGAATGTTCGAAGTTCGGGGAATGAACAGCTGGTAGGCGGTACTGGCGTCATAGACGTTCTGGTAGATAGCGGAGCCGATCGGGTTCAGTGCGTCGATACCCGGCGGCAAGTTGGACCACGGTCCCAGGCCAATCCCGAAAAAGCCGCACTCGTTGGGGAGCGCATTCGAGTCGGCGTACGAACGAGTAAACGCCATTTGCGAAGTCACGCCTCCCAGATACCGTAATGCGTTAGCCGCGGTAGACGCGCCATTGAGGGCACGACCGACTTCAGTGATCCCCATGTCGACCTGCGCTTGTGAACCTGTCGACGCGATCGCCCACGGTTTTACGGCCGCCAGAAGAGAACCCCACTGGTTGTTGAGATCGCGAAACTGGTCCGCCAGCGCCTTCGGGTAACCCTGCACCGGTGTGATCGAATAAGCCTGGGCGGTGGCACTGGCCCCCTGATAGGCGGGCTTGATGGTTAGCACGGTGGCGCTGGCGACATTGCCGATCTCGTACCAGCGGCCATCCGGCCCCCTGAAGGCATCGCCGGCGCGCGCATTGGCGCTGAAGGCGGTGCCGCTGCCGGTCACCGTGTCCGAATTGGGGACGACGGAAACCGTGCCTGTGGAATACCAAGGCATGACATTCTCCAGATAATTAAAAAGCCCGCGAGCCGCGGGCTTGGTCAGGTTCTACCCCGAATCATGGCGCTTCGGGAGTCGCTCGCACAGGCAATGAGTGGCTCGCCTTGACCGCTTCGACCTTGGCGATCTAGGCGCTGTAGTTCGGCTTGAACATACCACTTCCAATCATCCAGGCACGGTTTGGGACAAAAGAGATCGTGCCCAATGGAATACCAAGGCATATTATCTCCCCATAACCATTACATATCATACGAGGCAAAAAGAGCTGTCCACATATGAGATTGATATGGAGGAGATGAGAGCCTGCTCAAAAAATAAAGATACAGTGTCGACGCTCGCTCGCTATCTGCCTACCTGCATCCAAACCTCGTCATACTTACCAAATCTCCCCACAGATCCAGCGAGAGTATTAGCCAAAAAAAAAGACCGCGCCGGCCTACCAACTTTATATATTAACCATGTATGATGTATTCTACCTGCCGGAGTAAAATTTGACTCCTGCGAAAGAAACTTGACCAAAGGGTAACCGCTGTCATACACGATCTCGCCACTTTTTCCATTTCGAATACGAATACCTACGAGCTCATTTGATTTCTCTACTTTGGTCGAAGCAGCAAACCAATCACCAGAGCATGGCATGGGTGCAATACCAGAGCCGTTTTCGTTGACCCAGCCAAGCCACATGGAAAAACCGGTCCATTCCCCAGGCCTTCCCGTCAGGGAAAACCCCCCCATCATTACATAGGCAGAGTTAAAACGCAGAAAGATCAGAGGAGGCTCCACACTATTTATAGGCTTGGAAAACGCCACAACATGATCATCACCCAACACGTAATTACTTGAGTCGAAACCACCCTGGCGCGTGACCATATAATTATACGAAGCGTCGGAAATTTGAATCTGTCCTGCACTCCCCCTAACTCTAAAACCAACGGGCATCATCTATACCTCACGACAATCAAAAGCCATGGCACTTTTCCTCCATCACTGGCGAGCGTCCACACCACACTACCAGTCTCTACCTTGACCCAAGGCATATACCTATAAACTGATGAACCATATGAGGGAGGAATGAAAAAAGCACCATATTCAGTAGGATTCACGCCTGGAACCTCAACTCGCCCAGGCAACTGAACAATGATTTCCTCTTGGTACACCACACTAACGGTAAAGTCACCTATATCCAGCTTCGAAGTACCAGTTCTTGCGTCCCTCAGGCGAAGCCCAACAGTCATGCCAGCTCTCCGATTTCAATTACCAAGATTCCGCTCTGCGTATCGTAGTATCGATCATAATTTGGGCGTAAAACTCTACGGAGACCAGTTTCCTCACCATTAAGCTCAAAGCTCCCAGACTTATCAATACGCCACCCCCGAGTGCCGGATTCATAGTTTTCTGACTGAAGCGAATCTTCTATTTTTGCGCTGGTTATTGAGCCATCTTTGATGATCGCGCTATTGATGAATATCTTCCCACCGACGATCGAAACCGGAGCAGCAACAGCCCCACTCGAACTATCAAAAAAGATAAAACGATCCGCCTGAAACGCCATGGTCGACACACTGGTCCCACTGTCGAACCCCAGCTGCCACCCCGCCGCATACTTCTGCCCGTTGGCATGCGCCTGGAGCTTCACGCTGTACATCGCCTTGACGTTGCCATCCAGCGAGGCGACCGCCTGGGAGGTGGTCTGGATCGCCGCGCTATTGGTGTCGGTGCGCGCCTGCACGGTGTCGATCCGCTGTGCGAGGGCGCTGTCGGCGTTGGCGCGGGCGGTCTGTTCGCTCTGCAGACTGGCTGCGGTGCCACCGATAGAGGCCGAGAGCTTGTCCAGACGTTGCGCGGTGGCCTGGCGATCGCTGGTCGCGACCCGTTCCACCGTGGCGATTCGCCCTTCGGCATCGGCGGTGCGCGCCTCCAGTAGCGTCGTGCGAGTGGCCTGGGCCTCGTTTTCGGTGGCCCGTACGGTTTCCTCCTGGGCTGCCCGGGCAACGGTCTTCCAGCCGCGCAGGGCATCGGCCATGGCGCCATTGCCGTCATCCGCGTCGTCACGGGTCGCCGCCTGCAGTACGCCAAGGCGCGATGCCTGGGCGGTAAGGCTGCCGTCGAGTTCGCTGATTTCAGCGGTATGGCTCGCCACCTGCTGCGCCAGCCCGTTGGCGGTTTCCAGCGACTGGCCGATATCGGACCAGTAGGCCGCGTTCGGCGGCGCCGTCTTCGCCGGCACAGCCTTCAGGGCCTGGTACAGCCGCTGCCCCTGTCGCACCATGTCGTTCTTCGCGTAGACCTTGGCCGGGTCGTACAGCAGAACGTCGGCGAGGTCGCCGACCTGCTTCTGCAAGCCGCCGATATCCACCTGCATCCGCTCGATATCGGAGAAGAACTGCTGGCCCAGCGCCGACTCGACGTACTCCTGGGTGATCAACTGGTTGTATTCGCTGGCGTCACTGGAGCTGGTGCCGGTGACCCAGTTCGACCAGGCGCCGACGTTGCCGCTACGGTCGATCAAGCGACCGCGGAACGCCAGCCGTTCGCCGGCCGGTATCGGCGATACCAGGTGGGTATTGCCTGGGTAGGCGAACAGGCCCAGCGCCCGTGCGGTCTCCTCACTGCCGCCGGGCGTGGCGGACTGCTGGATCTCGGTGTAGGCGGTGTCCGCCGCGCCGCTGGCCGGGAACCCCCACTCCAGGCCGATGCGCCAGGGACCGGCCACGCAGCGCAGGTAGGCCAGCGCCGGCGGCGGCGTGGTCTTGCCCTCGAGAGCGGTTTCCACGCTGCTGGCGTAGACCGAGCCGACCTCCATCACGTTCAGCGCGCGCACCCGCACCAGGTAGCGACCGGCATAGATGCCCGGCACGTCGAAACCGAGCGCCGAGGTTCGCGGCACCCGCACCCAGTTGCCCGAGTCCTTGCGCCATTCGGCCTCGTAGGCCACCGCGTTCGGCGCGGCATCCCAGGAGGCCGACAGGCTGGTCACCGCCAACCCCTGGTCGACCTTGGTGAAAGCCTTGATCCGCACGTTCTGCGGCGGCGCCTGCACACCCGGCGGAATGCTGGTGACCGGCGGTGCCTCGATGCGCGCACCGTTGTCGATGGCGTCGAACTTGCTCGCGTTGTGCTGCAACGCGGTGATCTCGAAGAGATTGTCCTCCGGCCGGTGATGCTCATGATGCGGAAGCGCTGGGTGGTCAGGCTGTTGCTCTGCAGCGCCCACTGTCCCTGGGGCCGAGGTGCCTCCGAGTAGGCGGCGGTCACCGTCAGCACACGGCCGACCACCGACTGGACGGTGCGCGCCTCGGCCTTGCCGTTCGGCAGGTTGACCAGCAGGCGATCGCCGGGCCGCGCCTCGACGTCGCGGTCGAGGGTCAGCGCGCGGCCATCCACCGCGCTCAGGCGTCCGCCAATCTGCTTACCGGACTTGACCGGGTCGGCTACGGCGATGATCTTCCCCGGCGCCAGCCCGCGGCCATCCATGCCGGTACGGAAGGTCACCGCGTCCTGCTCCAGCTCCTCGGTCAGCAGCGCCCACTGGCCACGCCGCTGCGCCTCGCCCTCGGAGGTGCAGCCGATCGCGGTGATCTCCAATTGACTGATGCCGTAGCGGCGCTGCGCGCGGTCATTGTTCACCGCCACCGGCTGGCTCTGGTAGCCGTTGCCCGGATTGTCGTAGTTGACCAGGGCCAGGGTGTGACGGTCGCGCTGGCGGCTGCTGCTGTAGTTGAAGTGGCTGCCGTCGTCGCCGCGCACGGTGTTCGACGGCGAGAAGGTGTAGGCCTCGTCCTCCGGCATGTCGGCCACCGCCACCATTTCCGCGCCGGACCAGTAGGACATGCCGCGGAAGATCGCTGCCAGGTCGCGCAGCACGGTCCAGGCTTCGGCGCGACTCTGCAGGTACAGGTTGCAGCTGAAGCGCGGCTCCTGGCCGCCCTTGCCGTCGGGTACCGACTGGTCGCAGTACTGGGCGATGCGGTACAGCGACCACTTGTCGACCATGCTCGCGTCGATCCGCCGACCGAGGCCGAAGCGCTTGTGCAACACGATGTCGTACCAGTGCCAGGCCGGGTTGCTGGTCCAGGCCGACTTGAACGAGCCGTCCCAGGTGCCGCTGTAGCTACGGGTCTGCGGATCGTAGTTGCTCGGCACCCGCACCCGCCGGCCGCGCGCTTCCACCGATATCTGCGGAATGCTCTGGAACTGGCTGGCATCGAACTCGACGAACAGCAGCGCGGTGTTCGGGTAGCGCAGCTTGGCGTCGATCACCTCGGTGATCGCCTCGACCCGCATGGTGTCGGCGATGCGGTTGTTGTTCTGGTTCGGCGTCAGGCGGCGCACGCGCACCTGCCAGCCGCTCCGCGCCTCCGGCAGATCGACACGGTGGGAGCGCTCGTAGCGGCTGGTGGACTTGTCGTCCAGCGAAGCCTTCAGCGCTTCCTGCCAGGCACCGCCGTCGACGGCGATGTCGATCGCATAGTCGATTCGGTAGCCGACCACGTCACCGTTTTCCTGCTGGCGCTGGATAGCCGGCCAGGACAGGCGCAGGCGCACCGCCGAGAGCTGGGTGTTGCTCACCGCGCGGACCCAGGGCGCGTCACTCTTGAGCTCGACGCCGACCGCCAGTTCGTTTTCCACGGCGGGCACACCGGCAATGTGCTCCTGGTCCACCGAGCCCGGACGGAACTCCCAGGTCACTCCGGGGAAGTTCACCGAGCCGTCCGCCGCCAGCAGCGGCGTATCGTCCAGGTAGATCGAACGGCCGTCGACGCCACCGTCGAACTCGCCTTCGCCCAGTGCCAGGAGAATCTTCGCCCGCGCGATCGAGCGCACCGAGTCCGGCATCTCCACCGGCTGGCGCGGCTTCTTGCTGCCACCCTTGTGGCCCGTGATGGTCTTGTTCATGACGTTCCTTCAGGCAAAAAAACGCCCGCGCATGGCGGGCCTGTTACGGCGTTGCCGGCTACAGCCGGTCCTCGGCATAGATGCCGGCGCTGATCACCGCGCCGCCGATGCGACGCTTGCCGTAGAGCACGCCGACCGGATGGCCCTGGGCGATGGTGTTGACCGGGCCGCCGAAGGCATAGCTGGGGGCGTTCTCGGGGGCCTCGCGGCCTTTCAGGCCCTTGGGTTGGGGACTGAGCATCTGCATGACGCCGCCCGCCAACATGCTGACTCCAACGGTTACCAGGAACGAACTGGTTCCACCGGAGAAGAACGTCGTGAATCCACCCACGACAATCAAAGCAGCCCCCAGAATCGTCTGGAAAAGCCCCGCCTGCTTGCTCCCGATCACCAACGGCACGATGCGGATATCCTCGCGTCCGCGCATGTCCAGTTGCTCGCCGGACAGGTTGGTACGCCCGCGGAACACGGCGAAGGTCAGCCCTTTCGACTCCGCCTCGCGCATGAACATCTCGAATCCCTCCATGGTGTGCTTCAAGGCACTCATCGCCTCGCGTACCGTGCCGCTTTCCAACAACCGGCCGTGCATGCGGCCGAAGCGCTTGCCCAGAACCCCGTACAGACGGATGGTGGTGAGGCCCTGACTCAGGGTGTCACTCATGGACCTGTTCCTCTCGTGAAGAGCCGATTCCGACGGCTCGCTTGAATATGTCGTTCACTGCGGCATCCGCGTGTGCCGCAAGACCAGGCGCGTGCGTTCGATCCAGGGTCCGCCGAACACGTCTCGGGTCGACAGCCGTCCGTACAGGTGGTGCAGCAGGAACGGCCCGTCGCCGCCGAGCGCCTGGGCCGGCTCGCTGTCCAGGCGCCAGTCATTGCCCAGGTAGATGCCCGCATGGTTGGGGTGCAACGCCCTCCCGACCTGCATCACCAGCATGTCGCCGCGGCGGATCTCGGCCAGCGGCACCGGCCGGAACCCGGCCGCCGCGTAATGCTGTTCGTAGAGGCTCTCGCCGGTTTCCCACCAGCCATCGCGACGCGGATAGTCCGGAAGCTCCAGCCCGGCCTCGCGGCGGTACCAGTCGCGACAGAGGCTCCAGCAGTCGAGCACGCCGTGGGCGAACTCGCGGCCGAGCAGCGGCGCCTGGTAGCCTTCCGGCGCCAGGTGCGCGACATCGCCTTCCGGCCAGGACAGGATCACCCAGGGCAGGCCGTGCAGTTCGCAGCTGACGCGGTCGGCCATGCTCGGCGTGGCCGGAACGTCCGGGTGGCTGTGGACGATGGCCAGGACCTCGCCCTGGTCCTCGGCGGCGCACCAGTCCTGGTGATCGATCACGAAGTGCTCGCTGGGCGATCCCGCGGCGTTGCGACAGGCCAGGTAGCGGCGCTGGCGCGTACCGCGAACGATCAGCCCGCAGCACTCGCGCGGATGCTCGCGGGCGGCGTGCTCAGCGATGGCCCGCTGCAGACTGCGGCTCAGTTCCATGCTCACATCCTGACCAGGCCGGCGCCGGCGAAACCGCCGTGAGAAAGCGGGTTGTCCGCGCCGAAGCGCAGCTTGCAATCGCTGACCCGGCCGCCGCAGCGGTCCAGCGCCGGATCGTCCACCGGATTGCCGTCGGCATCGAACATCGCCGTGCCGGTGTAGTTGCAGTCCTGCCCGCGGTACTCGTTGGTGATGCACCAGTGGCACAGCGAGGTGATCTGCCGTGCCGGGATCTGCTGGCCCTGGAAGTCCGGCGGAGCGGACAGCTCCCAGGTCACCTGGACGCTGTTCTCGGCGGTCTTCTGCTCGAGGAACCAGATGTTCAGGCGCTCCTGGGAGGGGTCGGCCTGCGGGTTGCCTTCGGCGAAGTTGGCCTCATCCAGGTAGTGCGCATAGGTCTCGCGCACGGTCAGGCGCGCGCCTACCAGGCCATCGAAGAACAGGCAGAGCGCGCTGATGCTGCCGTCGATGTTGCCCACGCTAAGGGTCGGCGAACTGGCCCGGCCGTCGCCGCGCTGCTCGAAGCCGCGCGCCTCCAGTGGCCAAGCTTGGTAGGCGTTGCCCTGCCAGTGGATCGGCCCCTGCTGCAAGTGGCCGTGGAAACGCAGCATCTCGCCGCCGAACCTGGTGCAATCCAGGTCGAACAGACGCACCAGCGCCCCCGGTTCGAGGGCCTGGTCATCGGCTGTGATGGTCATGCTTACCTCACGGGTTGAAGACTTGCTGGAAGGTGGTGCTCAGGGTGAACACGCCGTTGCCGCGCGGCCGCAATTGCCAGCCCTGGGCGCGCACCCGTACCGGTTCGCCAGTGGGCAAGGTCCAGAGGAACGAGCGGTAGCCGCCGTGGCGCTTGAGGAAGTCGCGGATCGGGCCGATCAGCGCGAGATCGCCGGTACGCGAAACCTGCCAGGTCTCGCTGAGGTTGTTCAGCCGTCGCCGAGTGCCTGGCTGTAGCCGCCGCCGTACTGCACCTGGCGCACCAGTTGGTTCGCCTGGCCGGCGGAATCGATCGAGATGTCCCAGGTAAAGCGTTCCAGATCAGCCATTCACCATCCTCCATACCAGGCCGCCGGGGCGCAGCTCCTGCGCCACCACGTTGCGCGCGGCATCGTTGATCATTCCCGCCAGCTGCTGTCCCGTACCGACGTCGCCGCTGGCCGTCGCCGCACCCTCACGGCTGCCGCCCAGGCTGACGCTGGTGGAGAAATTGAAGACATTGCCCCCCTCGCCGCCGCCGAGCGCGCGCACGCCGAGCACGCCATCGGAACCGCGGCTCAGCGGCATGATGGCTTCCGGCCCACGCTCGCCGATCAGCGCCGGACGACCGCCGGCCATGCTGAACAGCGCCGGCGCGCTCTGGATGCCATCGTTGAAGGCACCGCCCCTGGCGAACCCAGGCATGCCTCCGGCGCGTTGCTTGCTGACCCAGTTGGCCATGTCCGCGCCGGTGTAGTCGGAAATCCGCGAGCCCGCCGTTGCGCCGCTACCGAAGAACCCGCTGACCGCACCGACGATGCCGCCGATGATCTGCAGCGTCGCCTGCCGCGCGGCGATCCGCGCCATATCCTGGATCACCGAGTCGGCGAAATCCTTGAACGACAGCTTGCCCGTGGTAGCAAAGGTGAACAGGGCGTTCTCCATATTGGTGAAGGCGTTGGTAAACAGCGTGTCCATCATTCCCGAAACGTCCTGCGCCTGGTCGCGCAGGCTCGCCCAGGAGGCGTCCATCTGTTCGACCCAACTGCCCACCGGCTTGCCAGCGCTCACCGAAGCATCCGCGCCCGATGCCTTGGAACCATCCCCGGTCTGCCCGGAAGCAGTGGCCACCATCGCACCGACATCCATAGTCGCAGCCGGTATTGGCGCGGCACCCTGGGCTGCGGGAACGCCCGCTGCCGCTTGTCCCGCATCCGAACGGGCCTTTTCCAGTAGGGAGGTATGGGGCTTCTGGCTGGCCAGTTGCGCCTCGGTGATGCCGGCCTTGTCATTCAACCAGCCGAACAGTCCATCCAGAGCGAGCATTGAAAGCTGCCGCGCGGCGATCCGGGCGACATCGTCGATCACCGTCTTGGCGAAATTGCTCAAGGACAGCTTTCCGGTAGTGGCGAAATTGAACAGCGACTTCTCGAGCTTCTCCGACGCGTTCCTGAACAGCTCGTCGGTCATCCCGGAGATATCCTGCAGGGGCGCGCGGTAGGCGCCCCAGACACTGTTCATCTGCAATAGCCACTGCTTGAAGACCTGCGACTGGAGCGACGGCTGTTCCTTCTCGTCGTCGCCGGCCTTCGCCAGTCCCTTGCCCGCCTTGTCGTCGACCTTGGGCTTCTCGGTACCGACGCTGGCGACCCAGCCAAACAGCCCGTCCAGCAGCATCAGCGTCATCTGCCGCGAGGCGAGGCGCGCGGCATCGGCGTAGGCAGTCTTGCCCACGTTGCAAGCGACAGCTTGCCGGTCTCGCTGAGATTGAGCAGCGCCTTGTCGAGCTTGTCGGAGGAGTTCTTCAGTAGTGCTTCGTTGAGCTTGGACAGATCCTGGAGTGGCTCGCGATAGCTCTTCCAGGCTTCGCCCAGCTCCTTCTGCCGGGTCTTCCACTCGGCCAGCACCTTGTCCTGGGCTTTCTGCGCAGGCTTCTTCGCCTGCTCCGCCTGCCGGGTGGTCTTGCCCAACATGTCCAGCGCCTGGTCCAGCACGCTGCTGGCAATCAGCGCCGAACTGTCCAGGCTTTTGCCGATAGCCTTGCCAGCCTTTTCCGCGCGCGCCTCCATGGCGCGCATTTTCTGATCGTTGATCCTGCCAACCTTGTCCATCCCGGCCCTGTACCCTTCGCTGCGAAGGACCAGGTCGAGCGTCAGGCTGCCATTGCTATTCGTGGCCATGATTCATGTCTTCCAGAAAAAGACCCCGCCGCAGCGGGGTGGCCTGTCATGCCCATTGATCCATCGCCTGGTGCAGGGACAGGGGCTGGAGCGCCATATGCGGACGGAACGCGTCGGGATCGGCGTCCGCTCCCAGCGCATGCCCGAGCAACGCGGCGATCCGAGCCAGTGCAAGCTCCAGCCGGTGTCCCGGGTGGAGCGAGCCGCGCTTGTTCAGGTAGGCGACCCAGGCGCGGTACTCGACGTAGCTGAGCCGCTCCTTGGCCTCGGCAATGGTCGACCCGCCGACGCCGTTCAGCACCAGTTCGTGCCAAACCTCGTCGGCGGGGGTCAGTTTTTTTCCGCGTCCTCGACCCGGTTGACCTCACCGACCGCCTGCAGCAGCAGGAAGCCCAGCGCCGGGTCGAGGTCGTAGGCCTGCTCGTAGGTCAGGCTTTCCTCGCCGGACTCGCCGAGGCGGATGCATTCGGCCAGGTAGCGCGCATTGCGACTCTGTTGGTCGCCCTCGGCGGAGAACAGGCGCTCCACCGCGCCGAAGCTGTTGCGTCGGACGTACACCTGGAAGGTGTCGCTGACCGCCCGCTTCTTGCCGGCGGGGACGCGGGTCCAGGTGATGTCCTTGCGCACCAGGGTCGACTCGATGAAGCCGCCCGCCGCGCGAAGATCGTTGAGATTCATCTGCACGCTCCTCAGGCCGCCTTGGGCGTCCACTTGCCGGCGCCGGAGCGCTGGATGGTGGCCTGGGTGGCGACCAGGGTGTTACTGGCGAAGTCGAAGGGAAAGTCGCTGACATAGCCTTCGAAGGTGAACCAGGTGCGCGCCGGCGGCAGCACGAAATCGTCGCCTTCGGTGCTGACGGTCGGCTTCACGTCGATCCCGTCGGACCAGCCGATGGCCCACTTGACGCTGGTCTCGCCGTCCTGCTCGGACAGCTGGAACAGCCGCACGTGGCTGGCCAGGCGCGGGTCGCGTTGACGCCGAGGGTCGCCTGGCCGGGGGTGCGCAGGCCTTTCTTGTACTTGCGCGAGGTATCGCTCAGGCACGGATCCTCGATCTGGTCGGCCGGGTTGCCGCCCGGGTTGAACGAGGTCACGCCCTCGATCTCCAGGACGGTGGCGGCGCCGCTGCCGGATACCGGCGGGACCAGGGCGTAGATCTGGGTACCTTGAGTCAGAATGGACATGGAAAACTCTCCTTGATGGATACAAAAAAACCCGCACGAGGCGGGTCGTCCGGCCCCGTCCGGAATGGACGGCCGTGGCACGACACGCGGCCGGCGAAATGCCCCGCGTCCCGCGCCGTTGTCGGATGGAAACGAAAGAGCCCGGCACTGGCCGGGCTCGGTGGTGGCAGGCGACGTCCCCGGGGACGCACCTGTACAAGCATGACTACGTTGTACCGTCCGATTCCCGGTGCGGCAACGCGGTGCGAGCAATACGCGGCAATGTGCGACGGACGCACGACAATCGACGCCGATGCATAGCGATCCGGAATGCTCGCTCTCAGCGACAGGCCCGCAGCGCCGCCTGCAACTCGAGTTCGTAGCCCTGGCGCTGGCGGCGTTCGGCGAGCAGCGCGCGGACCTTGGTCTGCAGCGAATCGCCGGCCTTCAGCGTGGCGCCGGCCCAGCTCGGCGGACGCACCTCGGGTACCCGGCAGGGCACCGCCAGCGGCATCTCGACGCGCAGCGGGCGGGGCTCCGGCGGCGAGCCCGCGCAACCGGCGAGGAACAGGCAAAGACACAGGAGAAGGCGGCTCATAGCCCCAGGCGTGTTGCCAGG